CGGATGAAAATGAAAATATGAATGCGTTGTTAATCCATTGCTTGAAACGTGCCTTAATGAAATCCCAATTCAGAAGATTTACCTTCGTAACACCTTCATCTACACTATCATTGACCATATCTACATCTTCTCTGGTCAAACAGAACCATTTGAATACGTATGTATCTATCAGAATAGCGGCTTTGAGGTAGATTTTTTTGCCGGTTTCGATTCTAGGTTCATCGGCGATTCCACCGAATTTATCGTCACATTTCTCCGCATCACATGATGTATATTCACTCGTATAACAATACGGCCATTCATGTCGGTCAGTCGGAAATAGTTTATTTAGATTGAGTCCATTATTGCGAATACTCTCTGGTGTAGAAAAAAAGAGAATATTCACACATATCACCGAAATGATTAGGGTTTCAATAAAAAGTGTCAATACGCTTAATCCAAACTCTTTAAGTGCGGCTATATCGAAAAGTGATTTCGGTTTTGCCTTTTCTTTTTTAGGGGTCGATTCCTCCTTCGCATTTTTGTCGTTGTCGTTGTTGTTGTTGTCGTCGCCGCCGAACAGTCCGCCGACATTGCTAAAAGCGCTACTTTCTTCTTCATCGCCACCGCCACCGCCATCGTCTATATTAGTTTCTTCATCATCCGCCATCGTATATGTATTGTAGTTATATATACGATATAATAATTTTGGCGCGACTCACGTCGCTTCCATAACTCCACCTCGCGCGGTGCGCTCAGTTCCGCTATTCCGCTCCGCGAATTGTTCGTATTCGGCAAGGTCACATGAGGCACGGTAATTGGCACAGGCGCGGTGTGGAGTAGCGGAACCGACGCATCCCGGCGGTGGTTCTACGGAATCACCGCGCGTACATCAATCCACAATTACCCGATACAAACGTCAGTACATTATACCTCTCTTCCAATATATGTAAATCATAATTATAGAGATAAATATTCACATTCGGTTTATTCATACCAATAATCTCTCGTGTGTTCGGATTACAAATCACTTTCACTTCCGCCGCAGAGTCTAGTGGCGGATATATAGTAGCCATTTCCAATTCGATTTGATTAAACTTGCTCATATTAATTGCCCCACTTGGTTGTAATTCAAATGGGTCTGAATTCAGGCAAAAGTTGTAACAATAAATCCCTGGTTTTGCGCTTCCTTTCGTGCGCGTGTATTTTTCAATATAATTATAAACTCCTGCGTCCATTAAATTCTCTCGGTATTTCCCATTCAGAGAGATTCCCAACGTCTGTAAAATATCGCGCTGGTTCTCTGATTGAAAATCACCTGTAATATGAAGTCCAGTGAGGCGTTTATCGCGCGGGTTGATACCTGGACCAATACCATTTTTGGGACCATTTTTATCAAAGAAATAGCGGTCGTCTTTGAATGCTGGATTAAGGTTTGTAAGAAGATCGGTCGTCTTCCTCACGTCTTCACTAAACGCTGTTGGACGCCAATCATCATCAATCGGTGCTGGAATAATATCATACGGCAAATAACCATAGGGCCAATTCGTATAATTGCTCCATTCATTTCGCATATTCACATCGCTCCTCTGAAAGAACATAGTCCATGAAGCCACCATTCCCATCGAATTCTCTATTTTGATTTTTCGATTACCAGTTACGTCATTGAACACCCAATCATAATACGACTTAATCAAGTATTTTTGTTGGTTGGCAGCGAAGACTTTGGATTCTTCATCCGAGAGAAAACAGTATGTCGCCATTAAATGAACATCCGCATTCCAGTCGGTGCGAATGCTCGGATATGAATTGAGAGATAAATCAATACTAGGTGGTGGGTATAAAAACCGCCACATCTGGTGAAGAGGATTCGTGAAATCAGGCTGGACAACCGGCCAGTAGTTGGCAGGATCGCCTACATCACGAATCGTGAATAACTCTTTCACCGGCCGCAGAGTCACATCAATTTGAAGTTGATTATACTGAAGGCAAACGAGCGGAAATGCCATCTTGGATGAGAGCGTAAACCACGCGTTGATAGGAATGTATAACTTTCGACCACGAATCGATGGTTCCGCGCCAGCGACATTACTCGTGCGATATGCGTTCGGATACTGGTTCAATCGCGCACCTGAACAACCTGGATTGTATAACTCAGGAACGTGTCCAGTCATCTCATTATATAATTCCCTCTTGGTATTATCGATGTCACGCTCTATAATCGACATCAAATTATTACCGGTGAAACGCTGGAGGGTCATTCCACCCACCGAAATCACGATTTCCTTTACCATTTGTGTTCCCAGATTTTCAATCCACCGAAATTCATAAGGCGCCCACATGTCATTTACATTTGCCGGCGGATGAATCGGGCTCCAAATCGACGGTAGTGTAACGCAAATATATGTGTCCATAAGTAGTTCAGCATATCTCGGTATATAGAATGTGAATTTGGACTCTTCTGTCATGCGCAACTTCTTCTGACCATCGAAATCAACTCTAAACTTTTGAAGACCGAAATTCGTATATTTAAGGTATGTGCTTTTGAAAAACGACTTTTTTGGATTGCCATTGAGAATAACATTTTGATTGCCTGTAGCGACCAGATTCAATAAACCACCGGTCATTTAGTATATAGTTTATGCGTGTAGAGGGTTAATATTATGTTATATATAACTTTATATAAAAATCTAATATTATATACAACATAATGAAAGAAAATCAGATTGAATTTGTATTCATCGGCGTGATTATAATAGTATTCGCAATATGGAAGATATCAGAGCTCATTAAAACACGTTGTTATCAAGCAAAGGTAATACAGGAGGGATTCGAGGCCGCGTCAAGAGATGCGATGGCTGAAGCAGAAGCAAAAAAAAACCAGCAACCAGAACTTATGACCCAATTAAAAGAGTTAATCAAAAATCACCCAATGACCGAAACGCCAATATTATCCACCGAGAATTTTACAGTTGAAACATCCGAAAATGAAATGACGATTAATCAACGTAAAAAAGCGGCGACAACCTTGGATACATTCGAATCAAAAACGACGACACCTCCTACAACGACAACTACGCCACCGCCCCCAGTAGCCGCACCAACTACCGATAAACCAATCAACGCAGTAAAAGAAGGGTTAGAAAACATGAATGAAGACACAAAAGAGTTCATTGATAAAAATATAACGTCAATTAATCCTGATGATAGTCAAAGTAAATTCAAGGTGCGCGATTATTATATTAAATCAGCATATAACGCATTCAATCCGGATAAATTCAAGAATTCGAACGTTAGTATGGATGCGCTTTTATATGTCATCGCGCGCGGTTGTCGGTTTATAGACTTCGAGGTGTTTTCTGTGGAAAATCAGCCAGTAATCGCATCATCTTCGGTGAATTCATTCAATTACAAGGAGACGTTTAATCATATTCCGGTAAGCGACGCATTTGAGGTATTGGGAAGTTACGTATTTTCAGGGTCGAAGTGCCCAAATCCAGGCGACCCCTTTATTATTCATATGCGAATGATGTCGCGAAATGTGACCATGTATGATAATCTGGCGAAAATAATCTCTCAGAGTAAAACTATCGCTCGAAACCTCTTGGGTCCAAAGTATGGACGCGAATACCAATCAAAGGATTTAGGGAATGAAGATCTATTGAATTTCAAGGGGAAAATCATACTCATGGTGGATGGGACCAATCAAATCTACCGAAACACCAAACTTTTCGAGTTGATTAATATGAGTTCGAATTCACTTTTTCTCTCAAAATATACATATTTTGGCGTAAAAAATATCGCCGACCCTCAAACATTCAAAGATTCGAATAAGAAAAATATGTGTCTCGTCATTCCAGATAAAGGAGGCCGTCCAATCAATGATGGACACAATGGTCCATTTACATGGGGATGTCAAATTGCGGCGATGTGTTTTCAAGAAGAAGTGCGTGATGAGAAACTCAAAGCATATGAAGATAAATTTGCGTCGGTAGGTTATGCGTTTATTTTGAAACCGGAGGATTTACGGTATGTTCCGATTACGATTGCTCCGCCGGCACCTCCCAATCCGAAGGCGTCGATGGAGGCTCGTCCCGCAGAGGCTGCGGGTGGTGTGAAGATTACCTTGTAATGTAATTCGCTTTGTTCGTTTCGCCAAACCGCAACAAGGGTTATGCTTCAACTAACTCCATAAATTACTCAATCATTTTATTCGCATAGTATGGTCTTAGTTCTTAGATAATGATAATGATAATGATAATGATATCGCAACGAAGACTCCATCTGCTAATAAAATAATGTTAATTCAATGAACACGATATTATTTACGATGATATAGGGCTATTTTATCTAATCATATGTTAGGTATAATAAAAGAGGTAGTATCACTCGAATTTAGTCGATATCCACCATTTCATAGAATCAGACTTACCATTATATG